ATGGTGTGTTTATACCCCAAAACGAGTCGATAAGTCATGATTAAGGATGAACAGGTCATAGTTGGTAGCGATACGGCTGAACTAGGCTCAGATGGGCTGGAATCGGTTTTTTTGCCGGTAACAGCTCCACGAATCCACTCACCGCTCAATGATTTGCCCACGCGAGGCTTTGAACTCATTGATTTTGCTGACAGATTCATCGATGGGGGTTTTATGCCATGGCAAAAATGGCTGGCTGAGCAATCCTTAAAGGTAAAAAGTGATGGGAGATGGAAGCACCCCATCTCAATTGCCATGCTTCCACGACAACAAGGAAAATCAACATACATGCTTGCCCGGATTGCAATGGGAATGTTTGAGTGGAATGAATCCTTGCAGATTGCATCGGCTCACCGGCTAGTGACCTCTCTTGAGCAATTTAGGCAGCTTGTCTTAATGATTGATAAGCACGCCGATTTATCAGCTCAGGTAAAGCGCATCCGTTGGCAACATGGAGCGGAAGAAATCCAATTGCTTAATGGATCAAGATTTTTGATTAAGGCCGGCGGCTCAGCTGCTCGTGGTGCCTCACCAACAACTGTGCATCTGGATGAAATCCGTGAAATGCATGATTTAGAATCTTTTGCCTCATTGCGTTTTTCTCTGATGGCGGCGAAAAATCCGCAGGTTAATGGCTTTACAAATGCCGGAGATTCACACTCAGTAGTTTTGCAAATGTTACGCGAAAGAGGCTTGGCAGCCGCCGCCGGTGCGGATGATGATATTGGATGGTTTGAGTGGTCGGCTCCGACAGATGAGATTTCCTTTGAAAATGCCGCTACCTGTAATCCAGCTTTGAACATAACCATGCATCCCGATAATCTCCGTGCCATTTTAAATGATCCGGCAGAAATTATTATGACCGAGGTGCTTTGTAGATTTGTTCAAACAATTTCCAGCGTTGTAGGTGCCAAAGAATGGCAAGCCTGTGGTGACGAAACAATTGATCTTGATGATGACAAGCTCACATGGATGGCTATCGACATTTCGCCTGACAGAAAACACGCCGCTTTGGTGGCTGCTCAAAAGCTTGGCTCGGAATCATTTGTCGTAAAGCTGCTCCATACATGGGAAAACTCAATTCAGCTTGATGATCGCGCCATTGCCAACGATGCCGCCTCTTATTGCCGCAAATATCCAATTGAGTATTTGCTTTACAGCCGGCGAACTTCGGGCGCAGTAGCGGCCAGAATGCAGCCAGCCGGCATTCCAATTCACGACATGGATTCGGATTATCCTCAAAGCTGTGACGAACTTTTGGGCGCGATTAACAGCGGCAGACTCAAACACCGAAATCAAGCCTCACTTACAGAACAAATCCTTTCAGCTGTGCAATTAAGGCGTGGCGATGGTGGATGGGTCATTGGTAGGCGAGCCAGCCAATCGGCTGTATGCGCGGCCGTAGCATCTGCATTGGTAACACACTTTGCGACACGCCCGGAAACGGATATAGATATTTTAGTGGGTTGATGCTTGACATTTTGAGAAAATGCGCCCATGGGATTATTTGACCGCAAACGCACTATTGAAGCTGTTGCGCCTATGCGCGGTGCTGACATAGCTGCATCAATTGGGCCAGCTCCAACACTCGATGCGTTTTATCCATTTGGTGGAGCTGATTATCTTGCAAGCCGTGAAGAAGCAATGAGTGTGCCAGCAATTGCACGCGCACGAAATATGATTTGCAATTCAATTGCCACAATCCCAATGATTACGCGCGACAAAACAACAGGTCAGGTTATTGACCAACCGGTTGTCATTAATGATCCAGATAAGCGCGTGCCGGGAGCTGCATCTTGGTGTTGGGCAGCGGAAGATTTACTTTTTACGGGCTTTAGTTATTTTCAAACAATTTCGGAATTTGCCGACACCGGCAGAGTGCGCGAGATGTGGCGCGTTGCTCCTAATCGTGTTGGTGTTTTCTTAAACGACAAAGGCACGCAGATTGAGTATTACACAGTTGATGGAATGCAAGTGCCATACACAGGCCTTGGATCACTCGTTGTGTTTTATGGCAATGATGAAGGTTTATTGAATAGAGCTGGTCGCACAATTCGGGCAGGTGCAGAGCTTGAAAGAGCTGCCGCAATGTATGCACGCGAACCTGTGCCATCAATGGTTTTGAAATCTAATGGCACAGCATTGCCAGCTGATCGCATTGCAAAATTGCTTGATGCTTGGGGTGCAGCGAGAAGAAATCGCGGCACAGCGTTTCTCAATGCTGACATTACAATGGAAACTGTTGGCTTTACACCAGAGCAAATTGGCCTCAATGCTGCACGCGAAATCATTGCGACAGAATTAGCCAGAGCCGTTGGCATTCCGGCTTACTTTATTGATGCGCCGACTGGATCATCCATGACCTATGCAAACGCCAGCACGGCGCGTCAAACCTTGTTGGACTTTTCACTTTTGCCGCTGATGAACAGCATTAGCAGCAGGCTCTCAATGTCAGATTTTACGCCATCATCACAGCGCGTTGAATTTGATTTGAAGGCTTACTTGCGCGGCTCAGAGAAAGAGCGTGCAGAGATTTACAAGATTTTATTTGACATCGGAGCAATCACTACCGATGAAATTAGACAAATGGAGGATATGATCTCATGAAGCTAACAACACCGATGGAAATCACGGCAGCTGATTCGGATTCAAGAACAATCACCGGCCGCATAGTTGCATTTAACGAGCAGGCAAATGCATCAACAGGCAAGGTCACATTTGCCCGTGGATCAATTGTGCCTCAAGATGTTTTTTTAAACCTTGAGCATGACAATACACGCAGAATTGGCAAGAGCATTGCCATGAGTGTAAATGACAAAGAAATGACAGCCACTTTTAAAATTGCAAATACAACAGCCGGCACCGATGCACTCGTTGAGGCAATGGATGGATTACGCGATGGTTTTAGCATCGAATTGGCCGTTGATAATTATGAAATGCAAAAGGATGGCACCATGAAGGTGCTCAATGGCCAACTCAAAGGCGTGGCACTCGTTACTGAGCCGGCTGTTCGCTCAGCTCGCGTTTCTGAGGTAGCAGCATCAGAAGATTCTGAAACTCAAGAAGTTACAGAAAATACAAACCCAAATGAAGGAGACAAAGTGGATAACACTACCGAAAACACCGCTCCTGCCGTTGAACCGGTAGAGGCTCCAGCTGAGGCTGTTCAGGCATCACGACCTGCCTATTACACAGCTCCACGATCACCAATTGTGTCAAAGGTTTCATACCTTGAGCACTATTTAAAGGCAACAATTCTTCATGATGAAGATTCACGCCAATACATCAAGGCCGCCGATAATACGACTGGCACAGCTCCAGGAATGGTGCCAACGCCTCAAAGCACACAGGTTGTTAATGCATTGGCTAACGCTGATCGCGGAATGATTGATGCGCTAAGCCGTGAAACTCTTGTTGGCGAAGGAATGACATTTGAAATTCCTCGCGTTACTGCTGTGCCTACTGTGGCAAATGTTGCAGAAAATGCAGCTGTTACAGAATCATCACTATCAGCAACATTTTTGAGCGTACCCGTACAATCCTTCAAAGGCCGTGCGATTTCCACAGTAGAGCTCATCGATCGCAGCCGACCAGAATATCTAACGGCTCTTTTGCAGAATCTTGAATTTGCTTATGCAAAAGTAACTGATGAATTTGCCGTTGGCACAATTGCTGGTGCAGGTCAGCAAACTGGTGTGAATGCAAACTCATCAACAGGATTCTTGGCTTACACATCTCAAGCTGCTGGTGCTGTTTATTCATCATCACTTGGATTTGCTCGTAACATCGTTGTGAGTCCGGGACAATGGACGAACATTATGGGCTATAACGATAATGGCGCACCGCTATACAACGCAGCGCAACCATCAAATGCAGCCGGTAATGTGAGAGGCGATTCATTGCGCGGTGTAGTTTCACCGGGTCTTAATCTTTTTGTTTCTCGCTCAATCGGTAACGCTGGCCCAACAACATCAACCGGAGATTTCTCAATGGTAGTTGTTAATCCAGATGCTTGGACATGGTATGAGTCACCACGCTTTACATTGCGCACAGCAATTCAGAGCGATGGAACCATTGATATTCTTTACTATGGCTATGCAGCAATTGCTCCAAAGATTCCATTTGGCGCATGCTGGAACCAGACCTGATAACTAAAAAATCAAAATCGGTAGCGGTCGCTCCCGAACGCTACTGACACGAAAGGAACCGAGATGCCAGCAATAGTCACAGCCTCACAGCTACGATCCATTCTTGGTGTCTCGGTTTCTTTATATTCTGACGCACAACTTGATTCATTTATTGATTCAGCCGAGCAAACGATTTTGCCTTTACTTACGCAATACCAATCATCGGTGACATTTGCCAATGTGAGTGATTCCGTCATTTATTTCACTACAATTCGGCCAAATTATTTTGTGCCGGGGCAGTCTGTCATTGTTACCGGGGCCGGAACATACAATGGCACTTACACAGTCACCGATGATCGTATTGAGCCTTATACATTTACAGCTGCGACAGCCGCGGCTGATCGCACATACCCATTGCCATTTATTCCAAGCGCATTGGCTACTTTATCCGGTGCATCAGCCGCGCAACTTTATGCCAGCACACCGCCTATTGAAAACGCGATTTTGGTTGTTTCGGTTGAGATTTTCCAGAGCATTACAGCTCCCGGCAATCAAATCATGTCAGACACATTCCAGCCGCAACCATTTATTTTAGGCCGAAGCCTTACAAATAGAGTCGTTGGGTTGCTTGGGCCATTTTTGGATGTTGAGGCAATGTGCCAATGACAATTGAAGCTGACATCAGAACACCATTGCAAACAACACTTTCCACAATTGCTGCCAATGTCTATAATGGCATTCCGGAGACAATGACAAGCCCAAGCATCGTTTTAATCCCGGGAACGCCGTATCTGGAAAGCGTTTTAATCAATGGCGCAACAACTAAAGTTAAAATCAATTTGACTGTAACCGGTGTTGTTGCTTATATGAACAACGCAGCGGCTTTGGACAATCTAGAACAATTGATGATTGACATCATCAGCACAATGCCCGATGGATATGAAGTCGGCGATGTGAATCAACCTCAATCATTGGAAGTCGGTGCAGGTAAATACCTGATAGCCGATTTACAAGTCAGCACCTATTACACCAACTAAGGAGAAATCATGCCAACAACAATCGTCACCGGCAGAGACATCACTTTCACCATTGCTGGTGATACTTATGATGCACAGGCCACATCCGCAATCTTAACTATTGATTCAACAATCAATACATATCAAACACTCGATGGAAAAGCTTATTTCACCACGGATTCGCAAGGATCATTTGCTGTTGAAATGCTTGCCGACTGGCCAGCTGGTGGATCATTGTGCAACGCACTTTGGACAGCGGCAGACACAGCACCAAACACACCATTGGCGGTTGTCTTTACAGCTGCATCAGGATCGGTGTTCAACTTTGATGTCCAGCCAATTTTCCCATCAGCTGGAGGCACAGCACCAGATGCACAGACTGTTTCACTAGCATTCACCTGTGTAACTACACCAACACTATAAAAAGGAGATCGGGAGCATGAAACTACAAGTCACAATTGAATTCGTAACGGGGGAGAACGAAACCTATCTTGTTCTCCCACCAGAATTCATGAAATGGGAACAAAAAACTGGAAACACAATTCAGCAAATAGCCGAGAAATTGGGAATTGCGGATTTAATGTTTTTGGCGTATCACTCAATGAAGCGCGAGGCAGCCGGTAAAACTGTTAAGCCATTTGAGGTGTGGTGCGAAACTGTGATTGACATCAGCATTGGAGAAACCGAACACCCAAAAGTTACGAGCCGGGAACAATAAACCGGATTATTTGGGAATTGGCCATCGAAACAGGATTGTCACGATCAGAGTTTCAAACAGCGGAAGATGTTTTTACTGTGTATGACATTTTGAGGAGGCGCAATGGCAACTAAATCATCTAGAGACACCGGCACCTTTTCTTTTACTGTAGAGCCTTTAGAATTGAAAAATCTATTTAGGCTTTTGTCTGCATTGCCAAAAGAAGTTCAAGATCAAGTAAGAACCGAAGCTCAAACTATGTCAAAGAGGCTTGCCGGGCAACTTATGCAATTTGGCCTTGTATCTCCAACACCACAAGCAAAATTGGTTATGGATTCAATCACCACACCACGCGACCGGTTAATTCGTGTTGATATTGGTGGCACAAAGCAAGTCGGCCGTAAATACGGCGGCAAAACAGGCAAAGGTGGCAAGCGCACAAATCAATCAAGAGCTGCCGCTGGAACGCTTTTATGGGGATCAGAATATGGCTCCCATCCCGGCATTGATAGAGCTGGTAGAAGATACACAAACAGATTTAAGGCTCCAGCAAATCCAAGCGGTTATTGGATAACACCAGCTGTTGATTTTTACACGCCCGTTGTTGCAAAAGAATATATTGCAATGGTTCAAACACTTATCAGAGCGAACGGACTAGATTAATGGCAAAAATTCCAAAAGTCACAGTAACCTTTGATGCTGATTTAGATTCGTTAAAAAAAGGCGTTAAAGGCGCAACAACCGAGGTTGATTCATTTGGCACTAAGGTTGGCGATTTTAGCAAAAAGGCGGCTTTGGCATTTGCCGCTGTGGCCGCTGCCGCTGGAGCAATGGCCATCAAAATTGGCGTTGATGCTGTCAAAGCTGCCAGCGATTTAAGTGAAACAATTTCAAAGGTTAATGTTTTATTTGGTGACACAGCCAAAGACATTGAAAAATTTGCGGATAGTGCAGCATCATCTTTAGGCCAGACCAAGCAACAAGCGTTGGATGCAGCTGCAACATTTGCCACATTTGGTCGAGCTGCCGGATTGAGCGGCAAAGATTTATCAGGTTTTTCAACAGGTTTTGTTCAATTAGCTTCCGATCTTGCTTCATTTAATAACACATCACCCGAGCAAGCAATCAATGCAATTGGCTCAGCATTACGCGGTGAAGCCGAACCATTGCGTGCATACGGCGTTTTGCTTGATGATGCATCCTTGCGCCAAGCCGCTTTGGAATTGGGAATTGTCAGCACAACCAAAAACGCATTGACACCACAACAAAAGGTTTTAGCGGCACAAGCTCTTATTTACAAGCAAACATCAGCTGCACAAGGCGATTTTGAGCGCACCAGCGATGGCCTAGCCAACAAAACACGCATTCTTACAGCTCAATTAGAAAACGCCAAAGTCACTATTGGAACGGCACTTTTGCCCGTTGTTTTAGAATTGGCAACTTTGTTTTCAGAAAAGGTTATTCCCATTGTCCAACAAGTAGCAGATGCTTTTGGTTCAAATGCGGATGGTATGAGCGGCACATTGCACACTTTGGCGGATGGAATAAAAAGCTTTGTGCAACCTATTTTTGAAGGTTTTAAATCAGCTTTTGATAAAATAAAAGCCACAGTTATTGAAAACAAGGATGAATTCCAAGCTTTCTTTGATGTAATTAAGGCTGCCGCACCGATTATTGGAACTGTAATTGGTAAAGCTTTTAGCATTATTGGTGACATTGCAAGTGTTGTTTTAAACATTATGGCAAATGTCGTAGGAGCTTTGCGAGGATTAGTCAATACAGCAATTGATTTAATAAACATTGCAATTCGAGGTTTTAATTTGCTAAAGCCGGGCGCAGACATTTCACCTATTTCTAAAATTGGTATTGGTGGTTCTAGTGGCGGTTTTGCAATAGGAGGCGCGCCGGGTGCAATTTCAGGCGGTAAAGGATCAACTGGTGGAGGCGTTACTGGAGGCGTTACCGGAGGTGTTACCGGAGGCGTTACCGGAGGTGGAACGCTTGGCGGTGGAACATCAGGAGCCAGCACAAGCGGTATAGCCGCCGTGACCAAAAAAGTGACAAAAGTGATAGATGATGTTGCTGGTGCGTTTGATACTTTTACAAGTGGCACGACCACTCTTGCAGGTGTTATGGCGGCTTCAAACCAACCATTCAGGTTTGGCACATCCGGGGTAAATACAAACACGCTGGCAGGCATTATGGCCGCATCAGCGCAACCAACAGTCACAATAAATGTCAATGCTCCATCAATTATTGATGAGGAGGCATTTAGCCGAGCAACTACAAACGCTTTAAACAATTCATCATTTAGAGGTACAAACGGAGCCAATAATCTGGTGTTTTTATGACACTTTTTAATCCTGTTTGGCGCGTTAAAATTGCAGGTATTCAATACACAAATTATGTGTTGGCCAACCTTTCGACCACATCAGGTCGCACAAACATTTATGAACAAGCAAATGCCGGATATGTAAGCCTTGAGCTAATCAATCTAGATCAATCCAACATTGACATTGAAATCAATGATTCCGTGACCATTGAATTGCAAGATTCCACAGCTACATTTGTGCCAATCTTTGGCGGCACAGTCGTTGATTTAGGCATTGGCATAGCCGCATCCGGTGTTGTCGGAATCAACCAATCGGTCAAAATTACAGCTGTGGGAGCTTTGGCTAGATTGCCAAAAGCTTTGACTAATGGCGTTTTGTCACAGGATTTTGATGGGGATCAGATTCTGACCATTCTTACAGATTTGCTTATCAACTCTTGGAATGAAGTGCCAGCAGCTTTGACATGGGCTGCCTATGACCCAACAACTCAATGGCAGGATGCAGAAAACACGGGATTAGGCGAAATTGACACACCGGGCAGCTATGAATTGGCACAAAGATCATCATCAACTATTGATGTTTATTCATTGGTTTCAGCTCTGGCAACATCAGGATTGGGCTATATCTACGAAAACGCTCAAGGCCAAATCTCTTATGCCTCGGCAGACCATCGCTCAATCTATTTGGCCACTAATGGCTACACCGATGTGTCAGCAGCTCAGGCACTAGCTAATTCATTATT